CTGTACTCTTTCTGTAGGTACTGGGTTAACTGGTGAGCCATTTACAGATAGTTATACTACAAAAGTTAGTTGCAGCATACCAGTTGGGGCTACAAATGAGGCTATCTTAAAAAGCCCAGAAATAATGAATTTTCAAGATCTAGACTTAGGTCTTGGAACATTTTGTATTGCAACACATTTTTATTCTGCAAGCGTATACCTAGACTCAATCTCTATAGGCTATGAATATACAGATACAACAACTTCACAGGTTGTGCAAAACCTAAAAACATTTAACACATCAATATCAAATCAGTGGGGTTTTATATCTGAAACCTTTGAGATTCCAAACGAAAGCACAAACTTTAAAGTAGTTATAAAGGTAGTTACAAATACTGGCGGAGACAACATAAATGACTATGAGTTTTATTTTAATGGAATATCTTTGGGTCAGTGGTCTGAAGAATTTAACGTAGTATCTTTAGGTGTATACCCAGAAAATTTTCCAGCAGAAATTGAGTTAACTACAACCAGCAGCGTAATTCCAGCACCAGCATATGGAATATCTTCTGATACTGGGTATTATCTTGTAAATGATAACTCCTTAGTGGCAAAAAATACTGGAGTTCCTTTGGTTTTTGGTGCATCAAATGTTACAAAACTATCGCCTAATATAGATGGAGACCCTTCGTTTATATTTCCTGGTAAAGGATTTTTACATGAAAATGGAAGACATAGTGATTACACTGTAGAGTTTTGGGCAAGAATAAACTCAGACTCTAATGATCCTAAAAGAATTTTTGGACCAATAGCAAGTGAAGATGGACTCTATGTAGAAGGTGGATTCCTAACTCTTTTAATTGGTGGCAAGTTTAGTTCTCATTTTGTTGGGGAATGGTTTAGACCAATGCTAATCCACATCAGGTTGATTACTGATAATGCTACGGTATTGATCAATGGAGAACAAGTAATATCATTAGACTTTGTTACATCAAGCATATCTTTGCCAGAAATAACTGGAGAAGACTGGCTTGGATTTTATGCTTATACCAATGTAAATCCAATAGAGATTGATTGTGTGGCAATCTACTCATATCAGGTTGCAAATGTTGTAGCAAAAAGAAGATATGTTTACGGTCAGGGTGTGGGATCATCAGAGAGTATTGATTCTGCATTTAGTGGAACTTCTGCATTTATAGATTATTCTTTTGCAGATTACACAGCAAATTATAACTACCCAGATTTTGCACAGTGGCAACAAGGATCATTTGACAATCTATCAACAACTGCAACAGCATTAACAACACCCCAATATTCTTTGCCAACAATATTTACTGGAACAAAAACATTGCAAGAACTCTATGATGACTCAGATGATATATATCAAAATCTTACTAGTGGGTACCTGGGCACAGATAGTCACTTTATATCCTTAAACCCAAACTCAACTTGGAATAATGATGGTGCATACATTAACTTTGGAAACTTTAATATTTTAAATTCACAAGTTGCATGTTTGTATGGAGTTTTTCAAGCAAACAACCAGGGCAGTGGAGGAGATGAAGACGAAGAGGTATTATTTAAAATATATAACCAAAGCACAGGAAACTATTTTTCTATTAATGTAGATGGGTTAGATGTTGTATATTCTTTGTATTACTCAGGGACATCTCAAGAAATATATCGTACAGATGAGTTTGAAGTTGGAGAACTTTTTGCTGCTGGAATTAATATTCAAACACTTGTAAATACATTTGGTGGAAATCTTGCAACATTCTTTGGTAATCAAAACTCTCTAAGCCTTTATGTTGGTGGAGATAACTCTGGATCTAAAACCTTTAGAGGCTACATCTTTTCTATTGGATTTTCAACAGAATTAAATTCAAACTCAATATCTGATTATTTTGATGATAGTGGAATTGCCACTATTGATACCTATGTTGGTAGTGGAATTGAGTCATCTGAAAATGCACTAGCACTATTATCACATACAGCAAGTTATACTCTTTTGCCAACATACGCTTATGGAAGTTTATTCTTAGATATTGGAGTTTCTGGATACTGGGAAGACTATATGCCACTATCCTATTTTGGACAATATGTTCAAAACGATGTTGGAAATTCTTTTTATGATTTAGATTTTTTACAGTTTAATATTGGATATCCATCTCCATCAAGCCTGCTTGAAGCAGAGACAACTGGATCTTGGACATATGAAGAGTTGGCTAGTTCATATTCACTGCCAACCCAAAGAACCTATCAACAACTAGACAACTCATTGCTTACTGGTTGGAATAATTACCAAGATCTTAAAGAAAAATCATTAAAATATTATGAGTATAACACTGATAGTTCAGCAATTAGAAGTTATGTTACTTTCCAATATATTGCTGATGGAGCAAACCTGTCGCAAGATAACTTTACAACAACTATTCCTGCAAAAGAAAATGCAGTAGTTGATGTCTCTGACTATTCTTCTTGGTCAACTACAAAATTTGAGGTTGTTGACAATACAATAATTTATCCAAGAAAAGACATTGACTTTAATAGTTTAGCAATTGTTTATCATCTTGATTTTAATATTCGTGGAATATTAACAAAACCAATACTATTAAGAAAACTTGAACTTGCATCACAAGCATTAAACGATAACTCATTTAACCCTATAGGAACAAGATTTGGAACAGACCTGTTCCCATACAAACGCTCTGGACTATACTATGACTATAAATCAAATAACCCATTTAGTATTTATAAGGGGAGCACTCCATATCTATATATGAACAGAACATCTGGAATACAGGTTCGTGGAGATTTTGACTCAAACTTTGACCGTGGAATTTCAATGCCAATTAATCAGTCTCTTGCAGAAAATTATAGAGTAAGCGCAATGCAGTCTTGGATAAGATATGATCAAGAATCATTTACAGTAACCCCAATTCCTTTATTTGAAATAAAACATAAGGCAGATACTATTGTTTTCTTTGTTGTAGCAAATGATGAAACTGGTCAGCGTGGTAGGGTTTATGCTAAAAATAAATCAGATAACTCAGATTTTCAGGGGATATCTTATTATATTAATGGAACACTTGTAAGAGAACCAGTATTGACAATTAAAGAATGGTCAGCCCTTGGCATTAACTTTGGAGAAGCAGTAAACTTTGATCTATTTATAGGATCAATTAATCTAAATAGTCCAGCATTGTTTAATAATGTTGCATATTATCAGGCAAATAATCTTCAGCAATTACAGTCTAAGATTAACAGGCCTTGGCTTAAGGTTAAGCAGGAAGGCCTTACAAATAGAAACTGGTCTTTCTGGCTAAATAATTATACTTGGGAAGGCGTTTTAGTTATTTCTGCCTCAGCCCTGTATGGAGTTAACGCTCAAGATGTATATAAAACCTATATTGGAACTAATAAGATTATTATTGATGATGAGTCAGGTATGATTTTTGATGCAGATAAGATGAAAATATACAATGACACTACATGGTCAATATCTGTAGGCTCGCCAGTCTAATCTGGTATACTTGTGGTTATGGATTCTTTATTTAGCCCAAAAACTGGCAAACCAATTGTTGAAAATGTACGACGCAAGGTCATTGATAAGCATTATGACTGGGGTCTATACGTATATAAAAAGTCAAACGGAAAGTGGTTTACTGACGGAACTGGTTCTGTATTGAACATCCCCGCTCAAAAAGGTGACATTTCAAAGATTGCAGAACTTAAAAGGGCTGCAGTATTTAATGGTGATGATGGAGAAGGCACAGCCCATTTTGTTGCGGGACTGACAAGAGTATCTGAAGAAGAATATTCAGAACAAAAAGATAGAATGAGACAAGGTTTAATTCCAAATGTTAATGACTTAGGCGCTATTGCCGATGCACAAAAAACATTAAACACACACGGAAGGGATGCGTACGAAAGTGACTGATGATGATGATAACTTCCAGTATGTAAGAGCAAGCCTAAATACTCAAGAACAAGAAGATAATCAATTTAAGGGAAGCGACCCATTTAATAAAAACTGGGAAGAGTTACAAAAATACTCTGGTCTAGATCAAAACTTTCGTCGCCGTGTAGCAAGACAAGTAAGTAAAGCAATAACACCAAATGAAGCATATTTAGATTCTGCAAATGCAACTCCATCTGGAGTAGATGCTGGATCAAAGGCTCTTAATCCTGGAACGGTATACAGAAATGGATACGGCCTATTTGACGTAATCACACCACCATATAATATGTATGAACTTGCAAACTTCTACGATACCTCTTTTGCTAACCATGCAGCAATTGATGCAAAGGTAGAAAACATTGTTGGTCTTGGATATCGTTTTGACATTGCAGATAGAACCGCACTTAGACTAGAAATGTCAGAAGATGACTCAGCAACTGACAGAGCAAGAAATAGAATTGAAAGAGCCAAGATTGAATTACGTGACTGGCTAGAAAACCTTAATGACGATGATAGTTTTACAAAGATCATGGAAAAGGTTTACACAGATGTTGAAG